ACTTATCTATTAGTGCGACTATATCCATTAATCACGCCTAGCATCTATCTTGCCGTCCTCTACAAAGTTTTCTGCCCTTGCTATACGATCTAGGTCAGGTGGCAAATTCAAGGCACTAGAAACGCTTGTATCAATTCGTATCATGTCATTGTTCATTATTGATGCTCTAGTAATAAGCATCTTTGCAATGCCCTCTACAGTCTTAATCTTATTGACCAAGCCGTTCATCATCTGTTGCATGATAAGGAATATAAAGTAGCCCATAACCAAGCCACTAGCTATAGGCAACCCTACATCTTCAATTAATGTAAAGGCATCCATGTGGATTTTTACTTATCTTCTTCACCCTTGAAGCCTTTACTTTGACCTGACTTACCTGAGTAAACACCAAACACTACACCCATAGCACCTACTACTACAGATACCAATGCTGATTGTTCAAGGTTAGGTTCAGGTAGGTTCATGAACCATATAACTGATTCATACATAAGGTAGATGTAAACCACTACAAAGATTCTAGGGAATATGCGCCATGAGTCCACTGCCCTTGCAAGATGTATAACCTTTTGCCAAGGATTAACATTGGTGGCATCTTCTAGTTCTCTAATCTTATCTTTAAGTTGACCGATCTCCTCTATCATAGCCATGAACTTTTGCAAATCCATCTCTACTTCGTTTCTATCCATGTCTCCGCTAAATCTTCCGTCTTGTTGCATAATCTACTCCTATGATGGTGGTGTTGGAAAAACTACATCATCAAAGTCATCTTCATCTGTGTAGTTACTTGGTAAATCTCTTAGTGCTTGTCTATATGTAACCCATTCTGCTTTCTTGCTATCTGATAAAGGGCTGTCGGCTGTCTGTGTCCAATCTGACTCTCCTAGTAGTACATTTCTTTGTCTGCGTAGGCTTTTTTTCCAATCAATAGTTTGTTCTACAGCAGAGCCACTTATGATCTTATATTTTTCTGCTTCAAATATACCTTCTATAACTGATTCATCAGTTTGTAAGGCTATATCACTTAATGGAACATTGGTACTGCCACAAGATGTAATGTCTCCTGTTGTGGTTTTATAGGTAGTAAAATCTGTCATTGCGTGTTATCTATAAAAACATATAAAGATTGATAGGTTGATCTTAATTTTGTTATCCATCTTACTCTCCAATAAACAGTAGAAGCATTGCTAGCAAGACCACTAATTGTTCCGTTATACACAAAAACATAAGTTCTAAATGTTCCTGCATCAAATGTAACGCTCTGTATACCACCTGCAGCTTGAACAAATGTAGAATTGTCTACACTGTATTCTAAAACACCATCAGTACAGTCACCATAAACACCTGTCCATATTGCTCTATATTTTGCACCGTTTCTTACACTTCCAATGGATAATGATAAGTAAGTACCTGTGGATGATGTAACGGTAGTAAAGTCTGTAGAACCTCTTTGAAACACACTTCCAAAAACTTCTAATGGTACAAAGGTAGATGTGGTTAAATGACTTTTAATATCTGCTGAAACATTACCAAAGTGTTCTACATTAAGTAGACCTACATTAATTTCATCACCAGTAATAGTGTTACTTGCTATCTCTGTGGCTGTAATAGTTCCTGCTGTGATCTTTGCTGCCGTTACTGCATCTGCTGCCAATTCATCTGTCGCTATTGCACCTGCAGCAATTTGTGTTGCTGTAATTGTATTTGTAGCTATTTCTGATGCCGTAATTGTATTAGCTGCGATTGCTGCGGCTGTTACTGAGTTTGCAGCTAATTCACTTACACCTATCGCATCTGCTGCTATTTGACTTGCAGTGATTGTGTTTGATGCTATTTGCGTTGCTGTTATTTCACCTGTACCTATCTTAGCTGCAGTGATAGCGCCTGCATTTATCTTGGCTGTGGTTACAGCGTTTGATGCTATCTCACTAGCGGTTATAGTGCCTGCAACTATCTGTGTAGCTGTTACTGCGTTTGCTGCAATAGAGTCTTGGTTAACTGCATCTGTGGCTATGAGTGCGTTGGTTACGGCATCGTCTGCTATTTTTGCAGTAGTTACTGCATCTGCAGCTATTCTTGCTGATGTAACTGCGTTGTCTGCAATCTTAGCTGAAGTAACCGCATCAGTTCCAAGTTTAGCTTCTGTAATTGCACCTGCTGCTATGACTGAACCCTGTATAGCATCAACGGCAATCTTGGCATTTGTAACCGCTTCTGCTGCAAGTTTAAGAGTCGTAATAGAACCGTCAGCAATACCTGCTGCAGCAAAGTTACCATTTACTGAACTGCTAAAACTTGAGTGCTGTCCTGAATGATTGATTGCTCTTACCCAAAAATAGTAAGTTGTTCCTGCTGTAAGACCATCTTGATCACCAAAGACGGTTGTTGTTACTGCGTTAGGCTCACCTGCAAGAGTGTCTACCAAGTTTGTATCATCAGTTGGTGTGCTGTTTGATGTTTTCCTGTATACCTTTACTGCTCTTAAATCAGTATTGTTAGGGTTAGTCCAAGAAACAAGTATTTGCCCTTTACTTGCTGATGCAGATAGGTTTGAAGGTGTTGATGGTGCAGTAGAAGCTGCAGCAATTGTGATATTAACTGCGCTAGTATAAGCACTAGCCACACCATTAACATCTATATGTCTAATCTTTACATTGTAGGTGCTACCCACCACCACATTAGGAATAGATGCCTTTGTTACACCTTTTCCTGCCGTAAAGTCTGATGTGTAGTTTGCATCTCCGTTTAGCTTATAAGTTATCTCTGTAAGCGTAACTTTATCACTAGCGTTGTTAGTCCAAGATACAAGTATGTCTACCTTACTGGTTGTACCGTCAATGGCGTTCTGCTGTGCTAGAGAAAGGTTTGTTGGTGCAGTTACACTGTAATCACCTGTTGACACATCAGAGCCTTCTGCTTGACCTGTGGTGTAATCATTAGTTGCAAAGTTAAATACGGATGCTTCTACTTCTTTAAGCTCTAAGCGAGTTGCAATAATAGGAACTTCACCATCTTGAATCATCTCCATATTTGTAGACAACACTTCAAAAACTTTTTGGTTATAACCTAGTCTGTCATTTGTTAGATAAACCCAATCATTGGGTTGCAGTCTCATAAATTGCAAGCTAACCATTACTGAAAGTGTTGTTGTTTGCCTTTGGCTTTTTAAAGCAATGCGCCCAAGTCTTTGAGCCATAGTGTCTGTTACAGTAAATGGTAAGGTAACTTCCATTTGTTTTACATAATTAGCTGTGCTTTCACCACTTGGCGTATCTGCATTTAAAAATGTAGAATCTTGATAAACCTCTGCATCAGTTGACACATAATTTAATGCTGCATCAACATATACAGGTTTTACAGAGTTAAAAAGATCGCCTGAACTTGAATTTGTAGATACAGCAATAGGTGCTAATAATTCATTATCAGTTATTGTTAAGCTTGGTGTTTGTGATGCGCCTGCAAAAACTGTAAATTCACCATTTACATAAGACATTTTACCTGCCATAGAACTCAAAACAGACTCAAGAACACCATTACCGTTTGCGCTAAAGCTAGTAAACCCATTGGCTGTGTATCTTCTTTCTTGTGTTGAGCCGTCAGCCAGTGTTACCTGTTGATCACAAGTATTTGCTGCAGAAGCTATGCCACCTGCATTTGTTGTATCATTTATTTCTGATGCTTTGGCTTTTATTCCATATTGTGTGTCTGTTAAATAGTCTCTGATAATAAGAGCAGGATTTGATCTTTGCAAATCTGTGGTTGCATTTGCACCAGTTCTAGGGTCATAAACATTTTTACCTTTAACTTTAAATGATATTGAGGGTTGACCGCCACCAAATTTCTCAGCATCAAAAACCATCTGTATATAGACATAAGCTACGCCTAAAAATTTATCTGATGTGCCCATGCTTGCAAGCTGTGCATCCATAAAACCATTGACTGCTGTTTGACTGCCATCTTCAAATGAATAGCGTACTAATCTCCCTGAGCCAAAATTATTATCATTGTCTGTATTTGTAAAATCAGAATTAGTAACTGTGTAAACAGTTGAGCCGTTAACTGTGCTTGTTGTTGTAGTGGCATTTATGTCGTTAATTCTAAGAGTTTCTAGGCTTTCTATTTCGTGACCTGCTATTGCAACAACCATGTGCAATAAATAATTATCAGTTCCACTGGTTTCTATATGAACCATAGTTCCACCAACACGACACTCACCATAAATTATTTGTCTTGGTGCTAACGGTGCTCTTGTAGCAAATTTATTTCCAAAATTTCCTGCAGAAGCATTAATGCCCCTTGTTGTCATCTCTCCTATTACACTTGCAGCCAAAACTCCTACAAATGTAGCTGTGCCATAAGCAAGTGTTGAAAATGCAAAAGAATATGCAAGCGAACCTGCTGCAACACCAGTGCCAAAATATGCAAGTGCTGCACCGCCAGTTATGACAACAAAGGTTTCTACTATTGCAGCTTTTATAGATTTAGCCATTAATCAAATCTCCAAACTCTATAGGCAAGATCATTGTCAACTACATTTATTCCATCATCTGTAGGTGTTAGTATTCCAAAACCATTACACATACCTACTAAATATGTGCCTTGATTTTGTGAATAGAGAACTAAGTCACCACAAGTCATAAAGGCTTTATCAATCTCACCTACGCCTTTTGCGTTGCAGGCTTTCTCTATGCTAGTTTCTAAATCACCACCATAAGATGCTATAGCTTTCATGGCGCTTTCTTCGTCATGCCAATCTAATTTTTTAGGAATTAAATCTTCACCTGTAATTTGTTTAATAACAGCATTGCTAAACTTGCAACAATCGTTTCGCCCCCATACAAAAGGATAATTATTATGTTTTACAAAGTCGTGAAACATAGGTTCCCAATTAGGTCGTTTTTTCATCTTCTTTGATTTCTATAACTTTGGTTGTATTCATCTTCTCCAATTGATCCACCACCGCCACCGCTACTAGATGTTTTGCCCCAGTTTATTTGTTTGTCCTGTAAAGATGCAACACGATTAAATCCTGTATCACCTGAATGCAAAAAGTTTTGTGATTCTTTTGTGTATCTAAGGTTTGATGGTCTATCTAGGTCAACTAATCTATTTTCTGCATCTATAGTCACTGTAGAGCCTTCAGGGGTATCATTTACAACAAGGCTAGCCATTCTTCCTTTAAACAATGTAAGTTTTCCTGCTACTTCATTAGTGCCACCCATAACATAGCCTAAAAACAATGTTATTGGTCTATTTTGATAGTTTTCAGTTAAAGCATATGTAACCACTGTACTGTCCATTCCTGATAAAGAAATAACCAAACCATTAGATTTTAATTCTAAATTATCTTCTGAGTTGCTTACATTAAGTAATGTGCCTGCGCCAGTATATGTATCAGAGCCTATTACAAGATCATCTGTGCCTGACCAAACTAAAATATCATCTGTATCAAACTCTGCTTTGACTGCAAAGAATAAGGCTTGTTCGTCTGCACCTAGACGATTTACGATAGAACTATCTAAACCCTGCCTAGTTGCCATTAAATTACCTCAATACAAGAAAAACTCATGCCGTAGTTGGATATACGGTCTGCTGACCAACTTACCTCATTAGATATGAGCCTAAATGTTCCTTTTGGATTTGTGAATACTGCGTAATGTCCTGTTGCTAAGTCTGATCTAAGCTTGGGTTGTATGGCTACACCATAAAAATCTTTCGCACCGTCAGCCGTAGCCGTTGCATCTTCCGTAACCATTACTATTTGTGTGGGCGTTGCTGTGGTGTTTGCAGCCGATTGTATCTGTAAGTAGTCTCCTTTCTTAATAGTGCCACTAGCAGCGTTTGTGGAAGCGAGAAGCGATAATCCAGTAGCACCCTTGACATTGGTTCTGACCTTACAACTTGCTGTGTTTGATTCTGTTGTGAATGTACTTGTTGTTACGACTACTGTTGCACTTGTTACTGTAGTTATTTTATGTGTACCATTGTTATCT